CATGAACAAGAACGCTTCACTCAAGTATGGTACTCACGGCAATGCCGTAGATGCTTGGGGCGATGTTGCAGGTGCTGGTGCATTGATGGACTCTATCGGCGTTCCTATGAGCGACGAGAAGTATTACATCATGAACCCATTCACTACTACTGCGCTGTCTTCAGCTCAGAACGGTTTGAATGCGGCTGACGGCCTTGTTCGTACAGCATGGGAAAAAGCACAGATCAGCCAATCTTTCGGTGGCATGATGGCGCTTACTTCTAACGCACTGCCTAGCTACACTTCAGGTTCTACTACTGACCGTGCTGGCGCTTTGGCTACTGCTCCTGACGCAACTTACGTCACAGCTAAAGACACTATGACTCAGGTTCTTTCTTTGAACGGTCTGGGTACTGGTACTATCAAAGCTGGTGACATGGTAACTATCGCAGGCGTTAACCGTCTCAACGTAGCTACTCGTCAGCCTATGCTTGATGCAACTGGCGCTGTCGTTCCTTGGACGGGCACTGTACTTGCAGACGTAACTATTGCAGGCAACGCTGCTACAGTTACTGTCTCTGGTGCTGCTATCTACGAGGCTAACGGTCAGTACAACAACGTAGACGCTGCTCCTGCACAGGCTGCGGTTGTAACGATCCTTGGTGCTGCTTCAACTCTGTACCAGCCTAACCTCTTCTACACGAAGCAGGCGTTCGGCATGGGTACTGTTAAGCTGCCTAAGCTCTACTCTACTGACACTATCGCTACTACTAGCGACGGTATGTCAATCCGAGTATCTAAGTACGCAGACGGTGACGCTAACACGCAAAAGATTCGTTTCGATCTCTTGCCGGCGTACGCCACATTTAACCCCTTGTTTGCCGGAAAAGGCTTTGGGGTCTAGCGACTGACTGAGGATGGGGGCTTCGGCCCCCTGATTCTTTATGGCAAAACCAAGTAAAGGCAAGGCAAAAGTAAAGGTCACCGCATCCGGTAAAAAGGTCTCCTACGGGCAGGCCGGTGAGGCTAAGGGTGGCGGTCCGCGAGTACGCGCTGGCACAAAGAAGGGCGACTCATACTGTGCTAGATCATTAGGGATCAAGAAAAGATTGCCTAAAGAGAAGCAGAACGATCCTAATACGCCAAATAACCTAAGTCGCAAGCGCTGGAAGTGTAAGGGCGCTAAATCTGCAAGGTACGAATAATGGCTGGACTATACGAAAACATTCACAAGCGCAGGGCTGCAAAAAAGAAGTCAGGCGGTAGAATGCGTAGCGCGGGCGAAACAGGCGCACCAACGGATCAAGCGTTTAAAGATGCAGCTAAGACTGCTAAGAAGCGCAAAAAAGGAGCAACGTACGAGTAATGGCTACTGTCGCGCAGGTCGCAAAAGCATCACTCCAGCGAATTCTGGTTCAAGCATCTGAGTCTCCTCTCGAGCCTGATGAGTACCAAGATTACATATTCGCTCTAAATAATTACATGGCTCAGCTAGATGCTCAGGGTATCACGCTTGGCTATACCGAGGTCGATAGCCTTGGAGATGAAATCACTGTACCCACCGGCGCGCTGCGCGGAATCATCGCCAACATGGCGATAGAGGTCTCCCCTGATTACGGGGGTGTGATTTCAGAGGCATTGGTTAAAGCGGCCCGAGAGGGCATGAATACTATGCGTACCATTGGTGGCCGCATGGGTCCAACCTCACTACCGTCAACACTGCCGATAGGTGCAGGAAACGAAGACGACAGCTACGGGATTTCTGGTCATTTCTACCCAGAACAAGAAGCAGAGATACTCGCCGAATCTACTGGCGCAATTGGATTGGAGCTTAACACGCAATGACAATTAGAGCCGATGGTCGCAAGAAAAGCGAGTTCATAGCTAAAGACACCGTCCAAGCCGGCGGTTATCTTGATTACGTTGTGAACGGGACTAACTACAAGATCAGCTACGATAACTTCGTGGCTAACCTTGGCGTCACTGGCTCAATCGTTCAGACTGGCGCTGTCACTGGCGCTCCGGTCCTAGAGGTTGACGGCCCTGTAAACCGTATCCGCAATATGGAGGACGGCTCAGGCATTAGCGTGAATGTCTCAGCAACAAACGGCTTGGTCGTATCTCACAACTTTACGGCAAATGCTGACGGCCTCCCTATCCTATTGAACACAACCGCAGCATCTCCGACGATTGCAAGCATTGTCGCTGGCTCAGGTATTAGCGTCCAAGCAGTGAATACTGGGGGCATAGAAATAACCTCCATTGCAGACCAGATATATTCTCAGGTAACAATGCAGGGGAATTCCACTGCGACGACAATTGCCACGCAAAGCACAGCGGTCAAGGTTGCAGGCACTTGGGTTGTGCAAACTGAATCTAACTTCACAGGCAATACCACTGGGCGATTAACTTACACTGGCTCAACTACTGAGGTGGTGTCTGCAAGCGTGTCCATTACGTTTTCTCACGCTGGTAGCGGGACGGACAACCTTGCGGTTTACATTGCCAAGAATGGGTCAGTTTTAACTGGTTCAAAGCTGACAAGAGCGGTTACAGGAAGCGCTAGAGGTAATGTCGGGACGTTCTTTAACGTCTCTATGGCTACCTCAGACTACCTTGAGGTCTTTGTTGCTAATGACTCAGATACAAGCAATATCACTGTAGTGGATTGTCTCTTCGGAGTCTCTTAAATGCCAGTAACCCAGTTACCTATAGCAAATGGTTTCTATGTCTCAGACTCGTTGCCTATCGCAGCGCAAGAGTGTACCAACTGGTACCCTAACATTGTTCAGGGCACTGGTTTGTCTCAAGAAACTCTATTCGGCACTGAGGGCATTGTTGAGCTCGCTACGTCGGGGATACTTGATAACGTAAACCGTGGCGCTCATGAGATGGCTGGTAAGCCTTACTTCGTGAATGGCGAGCGGTTATACCGTCTAGATCAGTCTGGCGACGATTACAGCCTAACCTTTATCGGCGACGTTACTGGTGTTGCTCGTGTCTCAATGGCCGATAACGGAACGCAACTAATGGTGCTCGTGCCTAACGGTAACGGCTATATCTATAACCACGTTACGGACACGTTTGCCCAGATCACAGATTCTGACTTCACAGCGAATGGTTCCCCTCAGTTCGTTGTGTTTATTGATGGCTACTTCTTAATCACCACAGACTCTAAGAAGTTCATAGTAAGCTCCATCAATGACGGCCTGAGCTATAACGCTCTAGACTTCGGTACAGCCGAGTCAGACCCCGATGACATTGTGGCTCCAGTCGTCTACAAGAATCAGCTATTCATCTCAGGTGGCCAGACGTTTGAAGCTTTCCAGAATATCGGCGGAGCTGACTTTCCATTTCAGCGGACCGGACTATTTTTGCAGAAAGGATGCTATGCGCCCTACTCTCTCGTAAACGCGCAAGATACCTTTATGTGGGTCGGCGGCGGAGAGAACGAGGGACCGGCTATCTGGGCTCTTAGCGGTAACAGTACAGTCAAAGTCTCTACGACTGCAATTGACTCTCTTTTATCAAAGCTTTCAGATACTCAGGTCGCAAGCATTTACTCATGGGCATACGCCAGCAAGGGAGCCTACTTTATAGGCTTCGCCCTGCCCGCCACAACGCTTGTATACGACACTACATCTCAGAGATGGCATGAGCGCAAGTCGTTCTTAGAGGGCAATCTAGGAGCCCTGAGGGTGTCCTCTGTGGTTAAGGCGTACAACAATATTCTCTGCGGCGACATCATTGACGGCCGAATTGGTCAGTTTGATCAAAACGTCTACACCGAATACGAAAACACAATCGTTCGAAGGGTTGCTACTCAGCCTTTCCAAAACAATATGCAGTCAGTGTTTTTCCCAAGCCTAGAGCTCACGGTAGAGTCTGGGGTTGGCAATGAGTCAGTGGCAGATCCTCAGATCACGCTCGAGCGGTCCAAGGACGGCAAGACATGGAGCGGGCCTATATCTCGCAGCATAGGCAAGATCGGTGAGTACAGCCGTCGCGCTATCTGGCGTCGCAATGGTAGGGCAGCAAGATTCGAGGTATTCCGGTTCACCCTAACGGATGCGGTCAAGCCTGTAATAATACAGTTAACCGCTAACATCATTGGTGGTGATAAGTGACAGGCCCTAGGCTTAACGCAGCCCAGCCTATCGTTGAAAGCGATGGGACCATGGCTCAGCCGTTCAGGCAGTTTACTCAGGACGCAAGCCTAAGCATCCCCATAGTGGGTGTGGGATCGCCAGAGGGCGTAGTAGAGGCTAGACAGTACAGCCTTTACATTAACTCCGCTGGAACCACAGGATCGATAGAATATAGGAAAATGCTACCATCAATTGGCGGCGACGTAACACAGGGCTGGATAGCGGTTTAACCAGCAAAATGTGATAAAATTAAATAAATTAAGCAGGAAGATATTATGCCAGCTCCATTAATAGGTGCAGCAATCGGTGGAGGCGCAAGCTTGGCCGGCTCTTATATGCAGAACAAAGCCAATGAGAAAATGGCCGAGCAGTCTGCCAAGAATAGAACGCAAGAGATTGGCATGATCAAGGACTACGGCCAACGCGCCACAGAGTCCATGCTCCCTGCTTATCAAGCGGCTCAAGACATCCGCCAGCAAGGAATGAATCAAAACCTTTCTCTTGCCGGCCAGACTTTCCGACCTATGATAGATGCTACTCAGACCGGCGACTACATGGCGCAGCAGGCGCTTCTCGCCGGCCTCATGGGGCAGCGGTCCGCAATCCTTGGTGACAACATCAACTACGGCAACTTGCAAGCTCAGAGCGTCCCTATGGACTACTCGCAGCTTGGCGGTTTGACCAATCCTCAACCTTTAGATTTCAAGGGATTCGAGCAGATCGAATACTCAAACGCCGGCGTGATGGACTGGGATGCGAACACGGCTCAAGGGTATCTATCGGCCAACCCAGACGTTCTTGCTGATTACAATTCAAAGAAAGCATTGCTTCTTGAAGGAGGTGATCCTCAGTTCAATACTGCGGAAGGCTACGCTAAATGGCATTACGACAATTACGGCAAGGCAGAAGGTCGTCCTCTAAAACCTGCAACATCTGGTGTTGCGGGGGAATCTATTACATCTGAACAAGTCGCTAAAGCCCTTGGCATGACTGGAGGCCCGCAACCATGAGTATTGCAAAACTAAACGGCCTGCCTAAGGGAACTGACTACTCAGTAGAGACAGTGGACCGCGTAAAGGCGCTATTGAATTCTGGTGAGGTTGATGTCAATGATGTCGCTCAATACTTTAGCGTACCAAAAGCGCTTATTATTCAAAGCCTGACAGATATTCCCCCTGATGTTTACACTAGCGGGACTTTAACTGCACCTCAAGTAGAAAGGGTTCAAGACTTAATCAGAAAAGGCGTGACAAGCACTGGCGATGTCTCAGAGTATTTTAATGCACCTCAAGAAATCGTAGAGCGCAACCTGACGCAAGAGCT